CGATGTGATCGTCGATCTGGATGAAGATGATCTCCTCCACGCATTAAATGACGAGCTTGGAGATGCTCCCACGCCAAGACCACCTCTTGGTGAGACGCGCCGTCGTAGATCACGTAGATCACGTAGAGGAAAAGTTAATGAGTCACGCCGGGTACGCCGGTCGAGACGCGCCCTCCAGGAAGCGCGGAATAACCGTGTCCTTAAGGGTCAATTGCGTCGGGCAACCGGCGCGGTCAACAAAATGCAGGGTCAGCTCACCGAGATGAACCTGTTTAATGCGAAGTTGCTTTATGCCAATAAGCTGATGCAGAATAAAAATCTGAACGCACGGCAGCAACGGACAATTGTCGAGGCACTCGATAGTGCCAAGACACTTAGAGAAGCGAAGCTTCTTTATAAGAGCCTGTCTACCGGTATCTCGAAGGGTAAAGCCCTCAGAGAGTCCGGTGGGCGGGTCCGCGGTTCATCGTCAAAATCAACAACCCGCTCGGGGACTCGCTCCCTGAACGAGGGTGCTGGGCAAACGGATCGTTGGGCAACCTTGGCCGGAATTAATTCGGGCAAGAAATAACCAACTCAATAACAAACCTTAGGAGAGACAAACATGTCACGCAAGTTTAGTTTAGATACGCTCACCGAGGGAATCCGTCACCGGCACCTTGGTCAGCAAAACGCTCGTCTCGTCGAGAAGTGGTCCCGAACAGGTCTTCTTCGCGGTCTTGATGGGCAGAATAGAGAAAATATGGCGATGCTCATGGAAAACCAGGCAGCACAGTTGCTCCGCGAACGTTCCACTATTGGAGCGGGCGGAGGCGCTGGCACTTCGTCTGGTGACCTTGGCGGTTTTACCAACATCGCATTCCCAATCGTTCGTAGAGTCTTCGGTGGCCTCGTTGCCAACGAGCTCGTTTCCGTCCAACCGATGAGCCTGCCTTCGGGCCTGCTCTTTTACTTGGATTACACGTACGGTAGTAACGTCGGTAAGGACACCGGCGAGGCGACCTACGTTTCTGGGTCGTCAATCTACGGATCACCAGCGGGTAAGGGTATCCAGTCGGGTTCCCTGGCGATCGGTGGTATGTATGACCTTGCAGGTTCAGGGTATTCGAGGGTTCATGCAAATGAATCCATGGATGCAGCCGCGCTTGTATACATTACCTCAGGTGCATTCCAAGCCGGTACAACGATGACGGCCAATGTGTGTCTGTGGACAACCGGTTCTGATGCAAAGTTGCTGCAGTTCGATCCACAAATCACCAAGCTGATTGATGAAAGTGAGGATCCGGGTGGCGTCGGTACGCTGGCTTCGTATACAGCCGTTGTTATTAGAGCAAACACGATTGGTTCTACACAGCTCACTGGTGCAAAGCCTTGTGACTTTACTGCCATCAAGGAAATTTCGCTGTTTGATGCGTCTCGTAGCGATGCGGGTGGTGCAAACGGTGGATATGCTCCAGTCGCTCAGACCATTCAACAGGGTCTGAACGTTACAAACGTTCGACGCCTTAACCAGCTCGTTCGTGTGACTCCGGCCGGTGCAACAGGTGCTAGTGTTACCGGTATCACACCGGTTTCAACGATCACCAATGTTGTTGGTGATAATGACGTCGGTGTCCTTATGATTGTGTCTGGCTCAGCGAGAGGTACGGCTGCGTCCTCGGGCGTTTCGATCTCTTATGTTCAGGATCCAAGTTTCCAGTCGTCAGAGGGTGGGACGCTTGTTATCCCATCATTCGAGTCGAACTTTGCTGCGACACCTTCTCCGGAGATTCCGGAAATCGACATCAAGATCGAGTCCATCCCGGTCGTTGCCGATACACGGAAGCTGCGGGCCAAGTGGTCGCCCGAACTGGCACAGGACCTAAACGCTTATCACAGCCTTGACGCTGAGGTTGAGCTCACCCAGATCCTTTCCGCTCAGATCGCTTTGGAAATCGACCGCGAGATCCTTAACGACCTGTTACAGGGTGCTTCTGGTGCTAACTTCTACTGGTCACGCGCGCCCGGTAAGTTTGTCAACAAGGAAACCGGTGCTGAGATTTCTCAGTCGACGTCCCTTACCCCGGGTCCCGCTTTCACGGGCACGGTCCGTGATTGGTATGAGACCCTGATTGAGACTGTCATCGACGTGGGTAACACCATTCACCGTAAGACGCTTCGCGGTTCCGCTAACTTCATGGTTATCGGCCCCGATGTTGCGACGATCCTCGAGTCCTCGGTATTCTACCGTCCGGCTCTGAGCATCGACGGTGACGGTCAGGTTGCAACGCCGTTCAGCCTTGGTGCTGAGAAGATGGGTACCCTGTCTAATCGCTTCACGGTTTACAAGGATCCCTACTTCCCACGTAACAAGGTGCTCGTCGGTTACAAGGGTGGCAGTTACCTGGAGACTGGTTATGTCTACGCTCCGTATGTCCCGCTGATTGTCACTCCGACAATCTTTGCTCCCGAGGACTTCACCCCGCGCAAGGGTGTCATGACTCGGTACGGCAAGAAGCTGGTCCGCGCCGACTTTTACGGTACGGTCACAGTGCTGGACATGAACATCATCTAATCCTTCGGGACTGATGGTTTTCGGGCCGCCCTTCGGGGCGGCCCTTTTTGTTTGTGTTATCTCTACTTTGTCGGTTTGGCACGCCCTGTGATACTTATTGCTGGGCCTTTGGTGGCCTGTGACATCATATAAGGAGTATAACCATGGCTTGGCCTCCCAAGACAGCTAAGACAGCTAAGACAGCTAAGACAGCTAAGACAACTAAGGCAGCTAAGACAACTAAGGCAGCTAAGGCAACCAGGAAGAAAGAGGCCCCCGAAAAGACGGCTGCGGTTCCAGAGAAAGCGGCACCGTCACGGGCGAAGCCCACACCTCCAGTAAGCTATCCCAAGTTAGGATCGTCTGTTGTGACCCCTGATGGCCACACAGCTGTTGTTGTGAAGCACAAGATACGAAGAGCCGGCCCGATGGTTCTGTGTAAATTGAGTGATGGATCCACCCATTTACACAAATTGTCTGAAGTAAAACTCGCCTAGAATAACAAACGTTTTCTACAACCTATTTATCAACAGGTCCGGTTCGAGTAATCACCCGAACTCCCCGGTGGATCGGAAGCATGGGAACAAAAAAAGGAGAGAGATTATGCCAAAAGTAACATACACACCTGCAAAAGGATTAGTTCAGTCTTCCGGAGCTGGTTTTGTCATTAACCATCTTAAATCCACATCAGGTACTGTCAATCTTGATGCCGATACATTTATGACTGTATTCACCACGACCTCAGCACCAACTTTACCATCTAGCGCCCCTACCGGCGCTATTAAGATATTGATTTCGGATACTGCTGCCGACACAAGTGTACAGGCCACCAATGCAACAACGGCAGTTACAATGACGAACATCGGTGACATGTGCATATGCATCTTTGATGGTACAGAGTGGGTCATCGGCCGTAGCTTAACGTAGGGAGAAATAATGCCAAAAGTTAATATAGATTTTACAAAGGGTTTGGTCCAATCACCGGGAGGAGGGTTCGCTGTTAACTCGTTAACGGAAGTATCAGCGACAGGTAATCTTGATGCAACAACCTTCCTAACAAAAGCAGTTGCTGCGTTTACAAACAATGATGAATTGACACTACCAGCTTCTGCTGATACTGGCACAGTCAAAATTATTATCAGTGATTCAGCCAATAATGTTATATTAAAAGGCACTAACGCCCAAACCGGTGATGTCACACTGACAAATATCGGCGACATGGCCATATGTGTCTTTGACGGAACAGAGTGGCAGGTGGGTCGTAGCTTAACATAGCGCGATATGAGTGTTTCTGTTTCATAACCAGTGCTTCACATTTGGGGATCCCGTTTAAAAGATGGGATTCCCTTTTTGCTTTGTCTATTTTTAGTATTGCTTTTCGTTTCATTACATTCGCTTTACCTGTGATACTTATGAATAGGTGAAACAATGGCGACGTTCGCGAATACAACGAGCCCAACTCCGTTTGGGTTTTACGATGGTGATAGTGGTTTCCAGACGGAAGCTGATAACATGGTCACGTTTGTTAAGCGTAAGCTTGGTGATGACGTTCTATCTGTTG